AGTTGTATTATTTCCAGAAGTTGAAAAGCCAGATAACGTACAAAAATCACCGACACTGAATGTGGCGCTGGGGTCTTCTGTCGAAAATGTGAGAGTCTTTGCAGATGCATCAATAGTGATTGTATCGGCAGTCATAGCTGATGCGGCGTTAGTTGTATCGTGCATCGCTCCGCCTAAAAACTGATCGTTAATAGCGTCTCGAACCATTTCTTGCACAATATTACCGCCTACATTAAGGCCAACTACCTTTTGACCACTAGACTGTCTATCGTTACGAATTTCTGCAGACTTTTTGGTATTTGGTGTTCCATCTAATGTCTCACCAATAAATCGAACAGTTTTAAAATTACCTGTTCCTTCAACTGTATTATATTCAGTGGTTTCCTCTAGCGCATAGAGTGCCACCTCGTTACTTGAACTCATATGTTAATCCTCTTTTATTGAAGAGCCTATGCACTCTTACCTATTGTGTGTCGTAATGATAATTGACATACACGTTAATTTGGAACCACTGATCCTTATCGTTAGCTCCTATTCTAACAATATCAGGTAACCCTGTTACGATATTATCGAATCTTTTTAATTTAAAAATATCGGCTATAACTGTCGCTAGCCTATATGCTTCGTTTGTATCAGATAACGTATTAACAAAAACGTTAAATTGTAGCAATCCTGTTTCTCTGTAACACTTATTCCCTATCGAATAAGGTGTATTTGGCAATAAAGAATATCTAATCCAGGATTCTAAACCCAAGGAACTAAAGTAAATATTATCATATGCTATACTCGTATCGTTATATTCTGCTACTAATTTAGCCTTTACTTTTTCATCTATATAATTAAGACTCACGTTAGCGTATCCTCGACTGATTTTTTAGCGAGACGATACACACCCAAGCCCGGCCTGTTCGGAGACCCATGTTCGATAACTCCAGCGTACGGTACCGAGTTTGATACAGTGCTGCTTTGGTATCCGGTTTGTATCTTTGCAATCTGTGAGTTACCCGCATCTAAAGCCTCCTGAGCGGCTTGACTGCTATTACCTTCTTTATCGCCCGAACCTTCTCGCTTCGTATAAGAAGTTTCGTTAACCTTATGGTTCGATTTATAAGTACCTGTATCAACAGGGCTTCGTGTAACAACAGCTCGTAAAACCTTAAATACAACTTCTTTATGAGTTTTAAGAGCTAATTCGTCTACCATGGACATTGCCATCTTTGGAGAAAAAATTGCCATAACTCTTAACCTCTCACATGTAACAACCAAACAGTTCCTGTAGGGTCTTCACTTACATCTTTAATACCGTATTCAGCATCTTGTTTGTCAATACTTACCCTATCGCCTACCTTAGGTACAACGGCCACTTCGTTTTGTAGTAAAACCAATTGTCTATCGTGGGAAAGAATTAATCCATTTGAACGAATTATCTTTTCCATATCGTAGCTTTCAACAATACCACGTGTCTTGTATTTCGGTACATTCGTATTCGTCTCGTTTATCGAATGTATATAAATCGTTTTTACAGCATCTATTAACTGATTATCAAATGCCTTTTTAAGCAGAACTTGTGCTTTCGCTTTAATCATACTCGTACAAACTCTATGCTAACGTTTTCAGAGCAATCTGTTGTAGCTAGAAGTAATTTAATTTCTGAAAATGGGTCTTCTGGTTGTTCTGCATCGCTATATTTTTCAGAAATTGAAACAGGGCCAGCCTTAATGTCTATGGCCTCTACAGCACCGCCTAACGGCGTAAATAAAGTCTCTTTGATATATAAATCGGCTAGTAAGGATGTCGCTCTGATGATATCATCTTGCACAGGGGATGTGAAAGTACAGGTATATTTAGAGTCTATCCATTTAGAAGCAATGCTTAACGCCAACGTTTTATTCGCGTCGCTTGCTGATGTCCACTCTGACGAGTCAGTTAATATAGCATCTGCCTCGTCTATTGTAGCGTAGACAGTCACTATTTATCTCCAGCTTTGGAGATAAGTGAGTCGAAACTTTCGTCTGCAGGTTGTTTTTCCTGCTCCTTGTCGGCTATAAGGTGATCAGGTACAAGGCCTGCCACCTTATTAACTTCCCTATTAAATGTACTGCCATATTTGGCATTTACATAGACATATTTATCTGCTAACGCTTCGCACTCTTTACGTTCTTTTTCAGTAGGAACACAATCTGCGATAAAAAAATAATTCTTTGCAGTCATAGCAATATCCTAAAAAGGTAGTAGGCATCCAAAGGGATTGAAAATGCCTACTATAAAATTACCAAAGGAGTAGTAATTAGTCTGTTACAACCATAACACCAGCATTATCTTTAGTGCTAGATGCAATAGTATCCCAGTTGGTTGCAGTTGCTAATTCTGCATCAGTAGGAGAGGCTCCACCATTAGCCTTATCCCAAGCAAAACCTTTAACTCCAACGTTATAAGACCATTCTGATTGGATAGTACGCAGAATGTTTTCATCACCGTTAGAAGTTTCAGTGTTTTGAGTAAAGTCACTGTTTTGCTCTACAACAACGGCACCAGAAACAAGTCCAAGTGTTCTGTAATGTTGTGTAGTATCGGTGTAAGTTAAATCTGGCGCGTCTGTCATAATCAATGGACGACCAAAACCGTCAGAGATAACATTAATAGTACCAAACTCGAACAAAGTATTAGAGTTTGTAATTGCCGCACCGTACAAATCAAACATAGTTTTAGAGTGCATTACCCAGCATTGGATATCCTGAGAACGGTCACCCATTTTAGATGCACCAGTATTTAATGCGGCTAATGTTAACAGCCCAGTAGAGCCGTTAGAGATATCAGATACGAGACCAGCAATTCCAGAAGTGGCGGCCGCAGTTGACTTAATAGCAGTATTAAGCATATCAGCCATCATTTCTTCTGCTAATTGTTCACCATAAACAATACCAGCTTCATCAGGAGAACGTTGAATCCATTCAAACATACCAGGATCAATGTTAACAGGTGGCGTACCAGCCGCAACCTTAACAGAAGTCTTCAGCAAGTGTTCCATGGTCTTAGCAGTAACAGCACCAGAGCCATAAGCATCACGTCTACGAACTAAACCAGCGATTTTCTTCCAGTATGCTTCATCAGTGTAATCACCGACGTTAGCGGCTGAAGAAAGAACGATACCGCCACGAGTGGCTTGATTAAATAGTGCGATTTGTTGTGCAATTTTTTCAGACATGGACGAATACGTCCAGCGATTAAATCTTTCAAGATTTGAAAGTGCCATTTTTAGTTTCCTCTTATTAGCCAAGGAAACGAATTATATCCTTGACCTAAAAATCTTTTACAGGTTGTAGATACAATTCTAAGCACCGCTTGGAAAGGTTAATTAGGGCACCGCCCTAACTAAATTTTTGTGTATATCTAAATTGTACTAAATTACACACAAAAGTAAAGCATTATTTAGCGTTAGTAACTTACTGTTTTTACACAAGTTTTTACTAACGCTAACGTGTGCTATTAGTGTTAACTTAAGTGAGACGTTATTCTAAATCCGGATATTTCTGTTTTAATGCAGATTTTTTCTTCTGCATGTCAGATAAGCCTTCATTTTTACCTTTTCCATGCTCTTTTTCGCTTCCACCGCCCTGCCCACTACCAGCTTTCATGAACATAGCCATGCTTTCATCTTCTTTTAACTCTGAAATAAAATCAGCCACATCCATGGTAGCTCCATTTTTATCGACTACATAGGCTTCATCTTTATCGTTTAGCTTGATACGATCACGAATAAATTTTAAATCCATAACTTCTGGCTTAACATACACGTTCGCGGCAACTTCAGACTCGAGTTTACCAATCGTAAGTTTTTCAATTCTACTTTTCAAACCGCTAACTTCATCGTTATGAGCTTTTTCATATTCAGACTTTTGCCTATCTAATGCCTCTTGTTTTAAACGTTCAGCATCTTCAGTACGGCCTTCAAGTTCTGCCTTTTTAATTTCCCAAGCTTCAGCGTCTGCCTTTGCTTTATCAAGTTTCTTTTGCAACTTGACACGTTCAGCCTTTTCGTGTTCTTTGGCATTTTTTAAGGCTGTTGTATCTTCGCCACGTAAATTCTCATCAAGCTCAAATTTACCGTCTTTTTCAGTATAAAAGATATGGTACTTTTCGTCGATGTTTTCCAATGTATCTAACGTATGTTTTAACATAATTTTTCCTCTTGTTTAAAAATATAGGCAGGACTGTGCCTGCCTATACCTAACCATTATGCGGCCAAACGAGTTGCATTGCTACACTCTAGTTTCCAAGAATTTAAAATTCCTAAAAACATTTCACGTTTACTGTCGTCAGCATACTTCTTAACCATAGCTTCAACCTTCTTCCAATCAGGTACAGTTTTATTGTGGTTCTCTATCTGTCGATAGTCTAAACCGTTCAATAAACCATACGCTAAATGAGTAGCTCTTGCTACTGGTCTAACGACATGTATGCGATGATCGTGTAAAGAATTTATCTTATCTATATTTGGTTTAGATAATAGTTCTTCCTTACGAATAA